GGTGGCCGCCCCGGCCATCTCGGTTTCCGACTTGCTCACGGCCCGGTTGTAGGCCTCCTGCCCGATCGCCCCGGCACGCAGGAGCCGGTCGAGGTTTGCCACGGTCGCCGCGTGCCGTTCCTCTGCTGTGGCTACGCTCTGCGTTACGCTGGCACCTTCGCGGTGCATGGCCGTCAGATCGTCCATCGCCGCCGCCATCGCCCTGGTCTCGCCTGTGGCGTCGGAGAGCGTAGCGGCAGCGTTGGCAACGGCGCGGTCAAAGGCCTCCTCGGAGATAGCGCCGACGCCCAGCAGCTGCGTAAGCTCGCGGGTCGTCGCCGCGTGCTTCTCTTGGGCGGTTGCCACCTCTTCCGAGATCGACCGGCCGCGCTCCATCTTGGCGTCGAGTTCCGATTGTGCCTTGGCCTGTGATGCCGCCACGGCGGCTGCCGACTCGGCGGCCCGCTTCGCTGAACCATCTTGGTTCGCAAGCTCAAGCCCGGCGGCAGCCATCGCACGGGCGTAGGTGTCGCCCGAGATGGCGCCGGCCTGCATCAACTGCGACAGCTCTGCGGTTGTCGCCGCGTGGATCTCTTGGGCCGTGCGAAATTGCTCCGTGACAGCAGCCCCTCGCACCAGAGTGCCAGCCAGCGTTTCAGCCGAAGAGCGGATCAACTCCATCTTGCGGGCGAATTCCTCGGCCGAGATCGATCCCGATGCGAGCGACGACTGCAGCCGCTCGGCCAGCCCCTGCATCACCTGCAGCCGGGCCGCCGCGATCCCTGCCGCTGGGCCGACTTCGCCAACGCCACGGCCAGAGATGTTTTGCAGCTTGGCGAATGCAGCACCCAAAGAAGAGGCGTCGCCGCCCAGCTGCCGGAACGATCTTGAGGCGTCGCGCACGCCGGCCGTCAGCCCAGACGTTGAGGCTGAGAACACTGCAGCTACTTTGCCGATCGTCGCCATCAGTAGCCCTGCGCTTTCAGTTGCTTGGCAAAAGCCGGAATCGACATCAACTCGGCCATCTGCTCTTCATCGCTCATCTGCCGTGGTTCCGGTGCCTTGTAGCTCGGCAGAAACTTTTCCTCTGCGCTCGGCTCCACCTTGCCGCCACTGGCCACCAACGCCGCCCGGCCCGCCCGGCGCCACTGATCGCCGAATGGCTCGACTCGCCAGTAGGCCATCCACCGCCTCACCTGCCCCAGCGTGATCTGTTGTTTCCACGCCTCGACGTCCCAAATGCCGTGCTCTAGGGCGAGCCGGTAGAGGAACACGTCTACGCTGCCGCCGGGGCTTCGGAGTTTTTTTCGAGTTCCTCGACCTCAGAATCAGAGACCGACATCCGCTTCACGCCGGCCAGCCAAATTTCCTGCAGGGCCGACGCGCTCTTCTTCGACAACGCCACGATGTCTTTTTCGTTGAACAGCCGGTTCCCCTCCTCGTCGCAGAGGATCAGGCTGGCCAGCTTGGCCCGCCACTGGGCCGGCTTCAGCGCGTTTGCTTGGCAGAAGATTTCCCATTCGTCGCGCATGGCGGCGGTCGGGTCTGCCAGCCACACGTCGCGTTTCCACGCCCGCACCGTGAGCCGCAAAGGCTTGCGGATGTCATCAATCGCCAGAAGGTCTGCTGCTAGGCCCATGTCTCCCCCTTAGTTGCCGGTCAACTGAAACGAAACGGCGCACTGCACCAGCTCTCCGCGCGCCAACTCAAACTGAAAATCGTTGATAAATGCCTGCGCCTCGATCGACCATGAAGCCCACGCGATGTAGAGCGTGCCGTTTTTTCCGACGTCGGCCCGGCTGATCGAGCCGCCGGAACCGCCCGGGGTGCCGAGATAGCGAACCGTCATGGACCCGGGCTCAACGCTGGTGGCGTCGTAGGTCTTGACTATGCGAGAGTTGCCACCGGTGCCGATCACAGCGTTGTCGACGCTGGTCGTTTCGTAGACCTGCGCCACGGCCATACCGCCCGAAAGGCTGACGTATGTGCCGATGCTGCCGCCGTTCCAGTAGACGGTCGCGCCCTGCGAGTCTTCGATTGGAGTCGGCGCAGGCATCGCAGCCTCCGGGGCTTAGCCGGTGACCTTGATCGTGATCGTACCCATGAGGATCTCGCCGCGCGCGGCAGTGATCTCGCGGTCGGTGATCCAGCCATTGAGGCCAGAGATCGCCAGCTTGGTGCAAGAGAGCGCGCCGTATGCCCCGACCGTGAACGATCCAGACCCCATGAACTCAGCCGTGATCTCGTCGCCATCGACAAGCGGACCCGGCTGCAGCTTCCGCGCCGTGCCAGAGGCCTGCGACAGCGGAGTCACGTCGATCATGGGCACCGAGGACTTGCGCTTCGTGTTGGTAAGGATCGCCTCAAAGCTGGCGCCGCCAAACGAAAACGTCAGGCCCTGCGAGTCGACAACTGGCGTTGGCGTGGTATCTGGCATCATTCACTCCAGCGAATAGCGTAGGTCTGGGAGACGCAGTAGGTTGGGACGTCCTGCCCGTCGAAGTAGACCGGGTCTGTGTCGGCCTCGTCCGTGAGAATCGTGCTTGTGATTGTGACGCCCGAGGCTGTGCCGTTGAAGCCGTGCATTGCCACCCGCACCTGGTCGGCCAGCGCCTTCACGTCGGCGTATCCGGCCGCGAATATGTCGACCTCAAACGCGCCGTGCGGGGCTGTGACAATCCCGCCCAGGCCGAACTCGCGTTCGGTGCCATTTCGTCCGAACACGATGTAGGGCAGCTGGGCCGACTTCGGCGCCGCCATCGGGTAGGCGCTGCGGCCGGTTGCCAGCTCACAGGCTGCCTTAATCCACGACTCGGGATATGCCATTAGATTTTCCCCATGCCCAGTTTCGCCGCTGATCTCTCAAGCCCCGTGGCCATTTCCCGCATCACGTTGGCAAGGATCGCGGAGCGGTAGGCCTGGAGCACAGGGCGCACGATCGGGTGGGGCGTCATGCGTCCTGTTCTGCCCCCGCTTTTCCTGACCCGGTCCTTCGTGCCCTGCTCGACGATCGCCGCGTGGTAGCCCATCTGGCGTTTGTCCTTCTTGCGGGCAAACCCCACGACGCCCACAACGGCCGGGTAGGTGCGGCTGTAAAACTTGACCTTCGACGCGACCGACCGCCGTAGGCCGCCGGTCTTGACCGGGGCCGCAGCCCGCACGGCAGACTTAAATGGCGTGATCGCCCGGGAAACTGCTTGCCGCAGCTGCTGGCGGCCGACGTAGGCGGGCAGCGCAGCATAGCGCCGAATAAGGGAGTTGAATTCCTTCTCGGTCTCGCGGTAGTTGTAGCGGAAAAAAATGCCCCGCTCACTCATACACCCTGCTCCTCGCACGTTAATTCGTGCTCTTCGCGCCGGCCTTTTTCGACCACGCTGGAGATGTACAGGAGCCTGTTGCCACGGCTGGCCCAACGAACCCGCATGGTGCCCGTGATACCGTTGACGAACCGGATACGGACCACATGCGTGGCGCTGGTCACCAGCTGTTTGCGGCGTTCCTGCTCCGCGAAGCTGATCCCCTCAATACTGGCCCACCGCTTGGCAAACTCACGCCACGTCTGCGTAGCTTCCCCGAGGTCGTTTCGCACCTCGACCGGGTATTCGATCACTACGAATTCCTGCAGGTCGCCGGCTGGCAGCATCAATAAAACCCCGTGAGCGTTTCAGAGGCCAGCAGCATGTCGAGGCCTTCATTAAGCGCGCTGTTGATCGTGCCGACAACCGTGCTCTCGCGGTGCAGCCACCAGTGGCCCACGAGGAGCTTGATCGCTGCCTTTATGGTCGGCTGCACGGCGTCGATCGTGGCGGCCCCGGCCCAGTAGGTGACGATCACCTGTGCGTTGGTGCTTGGGCTGGCCAACCGGATACGCCCGGGCCGGCTGTCGCTATCGACTGTGTAGGCCGTGCTGGCCAGCGTGACGCCAGCGGAGGTCACCACGATCGGATAGCTGCCGCCCACCAGCAGCGGCGCGTAGGGCAGCTCCAGCGTGTCGCTCCATCCCCACCAGTTGGATTCGTGGCGGTTGCTGAGAAGGTCGAGCGGGTCTGCGAACGTGGCACGAAACTGCGTTGCCATCAGCGGCTGGCCCAGTCTCTGCTCAACCAGGCGGCGGGCGGCGGCCACAAGCCCGGTCACGTGGGCGTCGTCGTCGGTGAAATCCGACATGATCCGCAGCTGACCCTTGGCCTCGGCCAGCGTGACCGGCTCGACCGTTGGCAGCGTGATCCTGACAGTGGAGACGGGGTGCCGTGGCGAGGGCACGCCGTAGCCCATCTGCACTGGATACATGTAGGGATAGACCATCGGGCCTCCTAGCGAGTCGTGGCGGTGCGGATCTCAGGCTGTGGTGCGATGCCACGCTCGGTAGGCAGCTGTACCGGCAGGCCCTCAATTAGCGCCGCCTGGTGGTCAGCGATTGCAAAGCCGTGTTCCTGCAGAATCGTGCCGAGTCGCTGCGTGACCTCGACGACGTCGCCGCGTTTGTAGCCCCGGTAGGGTTGCGTAAATCTGACCTTCATTCCGTCACCTCTCTATATGGCAAGGGCCGGGCAGGCGGGAGAGGCGCCGGCCCGGCCCCGTTGGAGCCAATCACAGGGGAGGACTGTGAGTTAGACAGTGGCCTTGACGAGAGCGCCACCGAATTCGGGCGCGTGATTCGCGACGCCGAACCGCTGGATGCCCACGAACAGGGTCGCATTCTTCTTGATCAGCAACTCGCGGGCAGCAGTGATCTGCAGCCCGTTGGGCTTGTAGGCGATGGCGGATGTGAACCCGAAATCACCGTAAATCGCGTAGACATTCGCGGGCATGTTGTACGCCTTGCGAACCGGCACGCCCCACAGGCTGGCCACCGTGCCCTGCGAGATGTTCGCAGAGAGCAGCGTGGCCGAGACCTTCATGATTTCAGCCCAGCCGAGACTGCCGACAACCCACGAAGGATTGATGGCGTAGGGATCGATCTTGCCGACGAGGTCGGCAAAGTTACCAACCGTGGTGGCCGCCGTCTTGGCCACGGTCACGACGTTGCTGCCGGAGTTGTAGCCGGTGATGGCGTCGTAGAGGCCCGTGACCGAGATGCCGCCTGAGGAATACCCCTTGAGCCACACGCCGTCGATCCCCTTTGCGTAGCCATACGCGATACGGGAAGCGATCAGGCCAGCCACATCGACCGGCGAATCTTCGATTAGGTTGTTGGACACTGGCACGCTGGCCCGCATATCACGCACGGTGCAAGTCGCACCGCTGGTCGCGATGTCTTGGTCAGTGCTGTCGGTGCTTTCGGCCACGAAAGCCGCAGTGATTTCCCCGACCTTCGGCAGCGTGATCACGTTGCTGTTGGTCTCGAAGGTCTGCGCCACCTGGAACGCCTGCGACGTGTACTTCAGCAGGTTGATCACCGCTCCATACAACTGGGTCACGACGTAGTCGGAACCGTAGTTGGTGTTTCCTTCGCCCATCGTGCGAGTTTCGCCACGGGCGATTGCCCGCAGGCCCAAGCCCACCTTGCGAGCTTCGGCAGTGCTGCCGAATGCCCGCTTCGCCACCGATCCGGCAGCCTCAACGGTCGGAACCTCGTTGGCGGCCAGGGCGTCGCGGTGCTCGCAGGCGTCGACCACGGTCGACCGAAGGTTCTTGATCCGGTCGTCGAGGGCCTTTTCCCGCTCCATCTGCGGCAGGATCTTCTCGGAGCGAGTCACAAGCCCGTCGATCCGCTCGGCAATGGAAGCCGATTCGGTCTCGTTGGCCGGCGTCAGCTGGCGGAGTTCATCGATCTGCGTGGCGATCGATGCGGCGTCGTCCTGGAGCAGGCGGAGCGCGTTAGACATTCTGGAGTCCCTCGGGGTGTGCGTGACGACTATCACTATCCCGATCGAGTGGCTACCGTTGAAGCCAACGTACTACCGTAGAACGGACGCCGGCGCCGGCTTACAGGTGCCCGTGGTACATGGCACTGCCTTTTTCTCTTCCTTCGCCTTCGCAGGCTCAGGCGCAAGACTCGCGTATGCCACAGCGACAGCAGCTGCTGCGCGTGGGTGCTCCAGCGCTTCGGCGTGTGGGTCAGCGGAGAACGACGTCAGTAGTGCGACGATTGATTCCAAGAGCGTCATGGGAAATAAATCTCCGTGGCCTTCCCGAGGGCTCCAGATGCGGCGGCTACCACGCCGAACGTGAAGATCATCTGCCAGACAGTCTCTTCGTCGACGGCTCCCCAAATGCCAGCCACCGCCAGCGCGGCCGACATGAGGATAAGAGCGCAGAGCATTCCACCAACGTATTTTTTCATTTGATCACCATCTCCCATTATCGAGGATCGGGTTGCCGTCAGCGTCGCGCGGCGGTGCCTTGACCAGTTGTTCGACCGGCTGCGGCGCCTGCTCGCCGGCCAGCATCACCCATAGCCCGAGTCTGGCCATGCGAGACAGGAACTTCAGCACCGGCCGCTGTGGCTGTGGCTCAGGCCGCACCGGAGACGCAGGTGAGGAGGCCAGCCACCAGCCGGCGGCGGCGCAGAGAACGCAGGCAATCAAAGTTTTCTGGTTCATAGTGCCATCATCCAGTTGCCGTTATGCAGATCCCGATACTGAAATCCGGTAGCGCCGCCGATACTGAAGCTGTCGCCCTGGCGAATGATCGCCTCGGAGTCTTGGCGCGTGATCCAAAATGACCCGTCAGGCTGGTCGGCAGGGTGCTTGCCACCGCCGCACCAAGTCGCGCCCCACGAGTTCATAATTAGAACGCCGTCGCGCGGGTGCTTCATTGCAGGCTCACCGTTCGCGCCAGAGTTCTTGGCGTATTTCACGCTTACGGCCACCATGCAATGATTCCATTGCCCGCCTCTTGGTAGGAACCCATCAGCGTCTCGCGTGGTGGTTGCGGCGAAACCCACGTTGCTGCAGATCGGCACCGGGTAGCCCGATTCCAGCGACGCGCACAGCCCTTCCCATGTCTCGATCAGCGCCACGGCCCGTGCCGTGTGGTCGTTCGCCAGCACCGCCAGGGCGTCTGGCACGCCACTATTCCCCCACTCGCGGGAAAGCGGGATTGAGTAGGTCGAGAGGTCGACGTTGCCATATTTTTCGCGGTAGAGGATGCCGCCCCTGCCGTTCTTCAAACCGCTCACCCACCGGGCTGCGGCAGCGCCGTAGGAGCCGTCGGAATATCCAGCCAGCCGCACCGGTGGCATCCGTGCTGCCGTCCTGCTGCCGCCATAGATAGGCTCTGTGGCCACCAGCAGCGGCGGGCGCTCCTGCTCGCCGGTCTGCCATTCGATCGACTGCCCTATGTAGGCCCCCATGCCCCACCCAAAGCTCACGCAGGTGCCGGCAGCCCCTTGATTCCACGGGCCAAACGACTTGCCGTAGACGGCCCTGTGAGCCTTGTCGGCAGCGCGATACAGGTAGGTATCCTTCTGCCTGGCCCCGGCGATGACCTCGGCCGCCGCCTGGCGGAACGTCGGCTTTTCCAGCTGCGCCAAGAATTGCTGCGTGCCGGCTGGATCGGGAACGTATCCAAACTGGCCGTCAGCGATAATCGCCCGCTCGGCATGCCACAGGGCGCGAGTTGCCAGCCACGCGCAGCAGGCGACGAGGATGCCGCCGGCGATGGCCCGCCATGAGAGAGGATCGTAGGGCCTTGGGCTATTTGGCTGCATCAGCGGCGGCCCTCCCGACTTCGCGGAACGCATTGACCCACAGCGCCCGCTCTTCGGGCGTCAACGAATCGCCAGACGTGCCGGCAGCCTCGTCGAGGAATTTCTTGACGGCGTCGCGGATGTGCGGTTGCTTTGCGCCCAGACTGACGCCACGGCAGCGGGCCTCCCGGGCCGCTACTCGCAGATCCTCCAGGGCGGCGCCGGTCTTGATACGGCGCTGCTCTTCGGGCTGGCTGCCGTCCCACTCAAGGCATGCCGCGATCTCCTCGCAGAGGGCGGAAAACGTGGTCAGATCGGCTGACGCAGTCGGGCCGATGGCCTTGCCGCGCAGGTTCAGCAGCGCCGGACCGGGTTCCGGCGTAGGTACTGGTGCCGGGCGGTGCTCGATGGCGTAGGCCACAAGCCCGCAGGCGACCAGCGCAGCCGCGAAAACGTGTCTACGGTCCATGTCTACTCCTTGTCAGAGCCGGCCATGAGAGCCAGCGTGAGCACGTTGATCGCCTGCGCGACGGGCTCGGTCAGGCACTCAGTCGATGCCAGCCGGTTGCGCACCACGGCCATGGCGTCCTGCGCGTCGCGGAAGCCGGGCTTCTTGGCGGCTGGTGACGCCGGCCCCGCCGGGGGCGCCGAGACGGACGCGAACAGCGACGGTTGCTCTTTAGGAGCGCCGGGCCAGAAATACACGGCAGCGGCGATTGCAATGCAAAGCCAGATCATGCGTTGGCCCTCACAAGAGGCAGGAGCGATTCAAGAGCACCGCTGGCGAGAGCCAGCACGGTTGAGCGGATCAGCGGCCGGAACGCCAGCCACACGGGGTAGGTAGCCATCGGCACGCAGTAGACGGCGACGCTATCGAAGAGCGCCGCCACGGCCTCAAGGGCGATTGCCTTTTTCTCTGGCCCTGCCAGTTGCTGCACAGCGTCGAGCTCGGCAACCGCCAGCCGCAGCAGGGCGACCAGCAGAGATCCGAACTCGGCCACCGTGAGCCCGCCGGCAGCCTTCGCCCTGGCGTCGTCGAGGAACGCGCGGACCTGCCCGGCCATATCTTCGATTGTGCTCATCGTTTGCGTCTCCAGATGGCCTGTAGGCTGACGATCCTGCGCCCCTTAGCCCGGCAGGCCGGGCACGACGTGTACTGCAACTGCTGCGCGGCACCGCACCGGCGCGAGGATTCCACGCGCAGACGCTCGCCACACTGGGTGCAGTTAGCCGCCGCAGACATCAAGAAGCCTCCTACGGGCAAGAGCGCCCAAGGCCCGGGCGGCAGCCAGCTTGGTGCCGACGCGGACCGCAGACCGCTGGGCCGGCACGGAGTCGACCGTGGCCGGCGTGTCGTCGATCCAGACGTCGACCGTGAAACCGGCTGCCGTGGCCGCGTCGCGCTTGGTGGACGCTGGGCCGCAGAGGATCACCGCTGCAACGTCGGAGTCTTCGCCCAGGGCCGCTTGGATCTCCATGCGGTTGTCGGGCGTGTCCTCGCGCCGGCTGGTCATGATCACGGTGCAGCCGTCCTCCGTAGCCTCTTCGATGAACGACAGCCACAGACCGGGCGCCGCCGCAAAGGTGCCGTCGTAGTCGATGCTGATGGTCATGCTCGGGTAGCCCATCTCGCCCGCTTCGTTGTCGGTGGGCACCATCAGCGCCCGCGCGCTGCGCCATGCCTCAAGCGACCGCAGGCCTACGCTGGCCTCTGGATAGGCCGGGCTGGTGACGATGCTGACGTCAAACAGGTCGTTGACCTCGCGGATCGTGCGTACCGGGCCTTGCTCGTCGGCCGACCAGGCTTCGTTCTTCGGCGCCACTGTGAACGCGAAGCTCGCGGCGGTGAGATCGCCGCGCCGCATGAGCGTGGCCGTGTCGCGGGCCAGCTGCGTGTCGGGTGCGTCGGCCTCGAACCGCAGGCCCTGCTCATCGCTTGCGAGTCGGAGCGTGCCGGAGGATGTGCGGGCCAAGAGCTGCCCGTTGTCGTGGTTGAGGTTGAGCACGACGTCGGCGCCACGCGCCAGCACGGCGTCGAAAGCGCCACGCGCCAGTACCTCGCGGAAGCCACCGAGATCGCCAGACATCGAGTTGGTGCGGGCCGCGTAGCCCTTGAATTTCATTCCGCCGCCAGAGGCGCGAGACTTGACGAAAGCCAACTTCTTTGGCATGGAGGCCACGGCCAGCACGCGCTTTTCAACCGATAGAGGTCGCATCTGGATCTCCTAAGAATGGCTGGCCCGGGCCTTCCGATGGCACTGACTGCGGGGTGCCTGGTGCGTCGGGCGGTACGGTGTTTGGGTCAATTGGCGGCGGTAGCTGCTTCTGCGCGGCTGCCTGCTTGAGCGTCGAGAAGCCCAGCTGCAAGTAGGTCAGATCGGCAGCGGGCTCATCGAGAAGGGGAAGGTCTTCGATCTCGCGGATCTCGTTGGGCGTGATCGCGCCAAGATTAAAAAGCGTCTGAAACAGCTGCGACCGGGTCGCCGTGTCGGCCCTCAGCAACCCACGGTTGTCTAGCTTGCTGTAGACGCCGGGGCCGTAGGTGCCGAGGATCGAAATGTCGATGGCGCTCTCAATCCGGTGCTGCCACGGCAGCAGGCAGAACACTTGCGCGGAAATGAACTCCTGCTCTACCGTGCTCCATTTCATCGCCGCCGTGTCGCCAATCAGCGTGCTCGGCACGCCGTAGATACGGGCAATCTCGCCCACGATCCCGGCCCGCTGCTGCATGTACTGGCTTGATTCCAGCGAGTTGCCATCGAGCACCTTGGCGGTTACCGACTTCGGTAGCACAGCTACCTTGCCACGGTTGCGCGGCCCGCCGTATGCGTCGCGCCAGCCGTTCTGCAGGGCAGTCTTGCCCTCGTCGGGAATCTTTTCCGTTGTCTCCAGCACCATGTCGGGGCGGGCCGAGTTGTCCCAGAATGCGGAGGCTGCAATGTCCAACTTCCGCGCGAGGCTGACCGACGTGCCGCAGAGGTCGGCCGGCATCATGCCCATGTAGCCATTGTCGCTCAGCCACCTGTAGTGAACGATCTGCTCTTGGTAGTATTCCTCTTGCCCACCAAACGGGTTGATGTAGTTGTATTTGAGCGAGTTATCAGACATCCGTTTGACCACCATTCGGCTCGGGTGCAGTGGCCAAAGCTCGCTGCAGAACCCGCGCTTGCCCGACTTAATCAGGCTGTAAGCGTTGCCATACAGGCCCGTGTGGTAGACGGTCGTTTCGATGTACTGATAGGTCGACATCCAGCCGTTGGGCTGGCGGCGCAGTACCGGATAGCAAGCCAGATCAATGGCCGGCCGCTTGTGCCGATCGCCCGCGTGCAAGACCTCCAGCGGCATACACGCGATCGATTGAGCCAAGAATCGCAGGCAGGCGAGGATCGCCGTCACGCGGGCGGCGGTCTGCGCCGTCAGCTTGTCCATCGGCTCAATGCCCCAGTATTGCGGGGCAAGAGCGTCAAGGGCACGCAGCGTGATCACGTCGTCGGGGTGCAGACGCGAGAGGTCAAAGGATCGTGATCGACCAGTCGCTAGGTCCGTCATCGTCGTCGGTAGACGCGACAGCCAGGCCGCAGATTGTTGCAACAATCCCATCGATTTTCTCTTTCGATCTGCCTTTGTCCGGCTTTATGTTGCCGTTGGAGTCAGTCAGGAGTTGCACGTTGCCAGCCATCCACGAAAGAACCGGGTTCCCGCCGTGCCGTATGCGTCGCTCGTAAATGAGACTTTCGAGGAGCTTGCTGGGCTGGCTGAGACTTCCGACGTTCTGCCCTATTCCTACAATCTCCAGCCCCTCCGATTGAAGCCGCGACGCGATGCCGCCAAGGTTCCACGGGTCAGCGCCGATCTTCTTGACCTGGTGCGTCTGGGCATACGCCACGATGTCGGCAGCTACGGCGTCATGGTCGAGGCGCACGCCGGGCGTTGTGCGTATCCAGCCCTCGCGAATCCACTGCGTGAGCGGGATTCTGTCTTTCGATTCGCGCTCGGCCACGGCGTCTTCGGGAAACCAGAAAAGGCAGTCGAGGTCGTAGCTGCCGTCTGGCCCCTTGAAGATCGCCACGGCGGCCGTGAAATCCCGGTTGCTTGCAAGGTCAAGACCGATCCAGCAGGGCCTGCCGGCTAGCGGCTCGGGCGGCCCGGCGCCGCACGCTGCCCAGACGTCAGGCAGGAACCAGCGTGAATCCGATTCAGTCGGCACGTTGATTCGATACCGCGCCCACTGGTTCAGTGCAGCCGGGTTCTTTTGGGCCTGCACGGCGTCGGCGCAGAACGACTCCAGCGAGATCGTGTGCCCGAGACTCGGGTTTGCCTTGTACCACTGCTCTTCGTCGAACCACTTCGCCGGGTCGTCGTCGGCTTTGTAGATGCGGCCGAAGAACGTCGGGTCGTGCGCGGGGTTTGCCTGCACCTGCTCGGCGTATTGCCACAGTTGCCACCAGAGCGAACCGGGAGAGCGGTCGTAACCGGCCGTGCTGATCGAAATAACCATTGGCGATCGTCTCGCCGCGCCAGCGTAGCGGAGGGCGTCGTATAATTTTGTGTCTCGCTGGCTGTGCGTCTCGTCGAGCAGCACCGCAGAGGCGTTGAGACCTTCAGCCCGAAAACTGTCGGCACTGATCACGGTGTAACGTGACCCGCTGGCCCGGTGCAGAATGGTGTTCCGCGAGTCGATGACCTCAAGCACGCGCGACAGGTGAGGCGAAGCCCGCACCATCTGCGCTGCCTCACGGGCGATGATCCCTGCCTGCGCCCGGTCGGACGCTGCCGAGATGACCTCGGCGCCGGGCTCGTTGTCGCCAAGAAGAAAATACAACGCCAGCGCAGAGAGCAGGGTCGACTTGCCGTTTTTTTTCGGCGTGAAGATGGCAGCAGTGCGGTAGCGACGCCTGCCCTGGTCGTCGTGCCAGCCAAACAGCGGCTCAATGATGTCGCGCTTCTGCCAGTCGAGCAGATGCATGGGACGCCCGGCCCACTCGCCCTTGCTCATCTGGCAAAACGTCTCGATGAATTTGATCACGCGATCGGGCCGGGCCTGATCGTAGGCGAAGCCCGGCACGGCTTCGGTGCGCTTCGGTGCGGCAGTTGCACGCCGGCGCTTAGGCTTTGGCTCGCATGAACTCGTCGAGCGGGTCGGCTTTTTCTTCACGTTGCACCACCATTCCACTGCGGGCGCTCGGGGTCATCCCGAATTCCCTTTCGATTGCCAAGAGATCTGCGGAGAAGCCACGCAGCGCCGCCACCTCTGGGTTTCCTTTACTGCCGCCGGCCGCCGTCGCACTCGAAAGCCCGTTGGCCTTGATCGACTCGCGGCACTCGTGCCACATCTCCGTGGTGTGGCAGTAGCGCTCCAGTGCATCGCGATCGGAGACCGTGAGAATTCCGCAGCGGGCAAGGGCCGGGGCCTTGCGACGCCAAACCGCCAGCGCGACTTCCGACAAACTGGGCGGCGCGTCGAGCGCGGAAAGTTCCGGCTGCGGTTCCGACTTGAGTTTCTTTTTGGCGTTCCGTTTGCCGGGATCGCCACGCATGATCTTGAGTTTTGTGGGTTCTGCTTTTCTTGGCATTTTGCGTTATTTCAAAATACTTTGCCGTTTTGCGGCCACACACACACGCT